TGAACCTGAATCGCCAGAACCAGGAGCGGCACAACCAGGACAACCAGGGCAAACACCAGGTGGTGGAGCAACAACACCAGGCGGTACTGGCGGAGGCGGCCAGGTTTAGGTTAAATACACAAAATGAAACTTTTTGAATTCTTTACATATACAGCAGACGGGTTTGAGCAGGACAAAACCTATGAACCTGAAAACGATATTTCAATTCTTGACACAGAAGACACTAGAAAAACTAGACTATCACTGAAAGATATCAACTCTATGCGACTAGCATCAGAAGAGCACGATGCTCAACAGAAGGAAGAAGCAGTTTTTGTTCAAAAAATGTACGGACAGCCTGCAAAAGACGATAACTTAGAGTTATAATGTCCAAAACAGCATTTGTATTAGGTAACGGAGAATCCCGAAAAGGCATCCTTATAGAAGATCTCAAACAGCATGGCACAGTTTTTGCTTGCAACGCGGTTTATCGCACTGAACGTCCTGATTTTTTGATAGCAGTCGATCCAAAAATGATATTGGAAATAGGAGAGAGTGATTATCCTGTACATAATAAAGTATGGAGCAACTTCAATGGGCAATATAACAAAAATCAAAAAATATTAGATCATGTGAATTGGTTCAAGCCTAGTTTAGGCTGGAGTTCTGGTCCAACTGCACTGCGAATGGCTTGCGATCATCAATTCACAGATATCTATCTATTAGGATTTGACTACATGGGACACAAACAGAAAGACAAACCACAAAGCACAAGGTTTAACAACGTTTTTAAAGACACTCGTAATTACAAAAGGTCAAAAGACGAGGCTACATTCTACGGAAACTGGATGAACCAAACAAAACGCTGTTTACAGGACTTTCCAAACATCAATTTCACCAGAGTTACGCCAGAAGGGTGGTTTACACCCAAAGATCTTACTTTCAATAAGAACATTGAACACCTCAACATTCAACAGTTTCTCGATAAATTTAAACTATCAGTGAAATAACAAAAATTATTGGTAAATACCAACACTAGACTGGTATGTATAAAGGTCTAACATACTCCTAAAAGCATTTGTTAGATTGTATAAAGGTATCAAAGTAGCATTTAGCTATAACAGTCTACCATATAAAAAGGAGAAAAAATATGGCAACACGAAAAATACTAGGTAAGCCGAAGCTAGAGCTTCTCATACAGGTAGAGACGGAGATTTATTCTTTGATGATTCAAGCAATCAGTTCTTTATCTCAGATGGTTCTACAGCAGGTGGTGTCCCTCTAGTTTTACACTACATCAGAAACGTAGTTTCTGCATCGGCTGATACAACTTTAACAGTTGCACAGTCAGGATCAGTATGTACAGGTAACAAAGCAGACGGTATTACTATTACATTACCAGGTGCGGCAACAGGTCTTTACTACTCGGTCCACGTTGGAACTACAATAACATCCAATACGTTCACTATCACGGCTGCAAGTGATGCGGATACTATGCAAGGTCAATTGATTTCAAATGACTTTACTGATTTAGGATCAATTACATTACTAAACGAATCTGTAGCTACAGTTGGTTTTGACCAACCAGCGGCTGACGATCACCAAATAGTAATGGATGGTACTACAAAAGGTGGAAAACTAGGTTCATACGTGAACTGTACAGCGATATCAGCGGCTATTTGGCACGTAGATGGTTTCTTATCATCAGACGGTTCATTAGCAACTTGTTTCACGTAAGATTTATTTTACAAAGCAATATCAAAAGCGGTGCTTGTTTTTACAGGCACTGCTTTTTTTACGAATAAATATTGACATCATGGCAATACACAAAATAAGTTTTGAGGAAATGAACTTTGTGTCCAAAGGTGGCACAGACGGAATTGAAGGTTTTGACACTAACAAGGAAACTGTAAAAAGATGACAAGGTTGTTGTGTGTCCAGTGTGTGGTCAATCATGGGGCTGGCGTGAAAGATTGTGGAAAGAGCTTGAAATGTATGACGAAATACAAAAAAGCAAACGTGGTTATTTTACAAATATTAAGAGACTTATTGGCTTCTAATCCAAAACTACCAAAATTACCGTTTTTCTACCATTAACAGCACCGTTTTACAGGTTCTTATGTAAATACAACACTTATAAGTACAAATCGCATTAAAGGAGCACGTGTAATGACAAATAAATTTGAACAATTACTAGAACTCTTAATCAACGAAGAGCAGGATAAAGCAGAAGCATTATTTCATGAAATCGTGGTTGAGAAATCTCGTGACATCTACGAGGGTCTTGCAGATGCTGATACGCAAACAGAAGCAAAGCACAAAGACGAAAAAGATGAGAAGAAAGATATGAAAGAAGATGAAGTATCTGAAACTTCAGAAGAGTCCAAAGACGAAGAAGTAAAAGAAACAGAAGAGTCTAAAGACGATCAAGTAGAAGAAACTTCAGAAGAGTCTAAAGAAGATCAAGTTGATGAAGTAGTCGAAATAGAAGACGAAGCAACAGAGTCAGAAAAATCAGAAGAAGAGTCTATTGAAGAAGTTGGTGGCGATGCTACTGATGAATTAGTAAAAGACATTTCAGCTGACGAAGAAGGCACTGGCGAAATGGCCGCTGATGACATGGGCAAAGACATGGACATGGACATGGACGGTGACAAAGACGGTGAAGAAGACATGGAAGACAGAGTTGTTGACTTAGAAGATGCTTTAGACGAACTAAAAGCTGAATTTGAAAAAATGATGGGCGACAAAAAAGACGACGACGAAGATGAAAAAGAAGACGAGTCTTTAGAGCAACCATTAGACACTCAACCAGAAGCAGAACCAATCATGGCAGGCGAAGCGGCACACAAAGACGCTAAAGCTATGAAAAAAGAAGCTATGCATGATAAGAAAAAAGACATGAAAAAAGAAGCAATGCATGACAAAAAAGACAAGAAAAAAATGGATGAGTATAAAATCCAAAAGTCTGCAAACAATTCTGACATGTCTGACAAATCGGCAAAATCACCAGTGAAAACAGGTGGTGCAAAAGTAGGCGGAACTCCAGTGAAAACTGGTTCAGGCGCAGAAGAAAAAGGAAGACCAGCACCAACGGCACAAAAAATGGCAGGTGAATTTGCGAACAGTCCAGGCAAAGACAAAGCATCAGCTATGAAGCCTATGAAGGCTAACACAGCGGACGGTTCTGAAAAATCTGCAAAATCTCCAATATCTGGCAAATAAGTCAAATTGGAAATTGAGGGGAGTTTAGATGTCACTTTATCTTAGAGAACACTTGACCTATGATCAGGCCAGAGTACAGATCCTACACGAAGGCGAACACGGCAAAGATTTGTACATGAAAGGAATCTGTATTCAGGGAGGCATTAAGAATGCTAATCAAAGAGTTTATCCTGTAAATGAAATTGGAAAAGCAGTGAAAACTCTTAATGATCAAATTGGTTCAGGTTACAGTGTACTAGGTGAAGTAGATCATCCAGACGATTTAAAAATTAATTTGGACCGTGTGTCCCACATGATTACTGAAATGTGGATGGATGGTCCAAATGGATATGGTAAGATGAAAATTTTACCGACACCAATGGGTCAACTTGTCAAAACTATGTTGGAATCAGGTGTGAAACTAGGCGTTTCTAGTAGAGGAAGTGGTAACATTTCTGAATACGGTGGCGGTGAAGTTTCAGACTTTGAGATCATCACAGTTGATGTTGTGGCCCAACCTTCGGCGCCGGGTGCTTACCCTACACCAATTTACGAACACCTAATGAATACCAAGGGTGGTAACATGGCAAAGGGACTGGCGGCTGAAGTTAGAAATGACCCAAAAGCACAGAGGTATCTAAAAGATGCCTTAACAAACATAATAAAGGACCTAAAATAAAATGATAGACGCAATATCAAAATTAGTAGAATCTGGAGCAATCTCTGAAGACGTACAAAAAAGCATCCAAGAGGCTTGGGATTCGAAAATTAAAGAAAACAAAGAAGTTGTAGGCGCTGAGTTGAGAGAAGAGTTTGCTAAAAGATATGAACATGACAAGGCAAACATGATCGAAGCAATAGACAAAATGATGACTGAGAAATTATCTGAGGAAA